GAACCCGGATCAACGCAAGTCATTTCAAAATACCATTTACCTGACCCATCTGACATACCAAATGGAGCATATGCTTTACCACCATCTGGTGTTCCACCAGAAGATACACTTACTTTTAATCCTGCTTCAGTAATTGTAGCGTTTGCATAGGTACCTAAATTTGTTCCAGAAAATGTAGCATAATTAGCCACAGTCGCACTTGTATTAGTAGGACTATCTTTCATAGCATCATAGGTTGTGCCTGATGTTACAGATATGTTATTAGTAGTCCAGTAATTAGTGTTACCTGAGAAGTCTTTACCTAGACCTGCGTTAGAACCTGATGTAGTAGCTATGTCAGAGAACTTAAGGTAGAAACCATTAGTGCCGTATGTGCCAGAGTATGCTTTAGGTTTCCATACACCTGTGGTTGTATCTGTTTCGCCGAATGATGATGGTGTGAGAGCTTGTCCGTCTATAAAATGTGTTTCTGCTAAATAGCTGTCAAGATAATAAGAACCATCAGTTCTTTTACCAATCGCTTGCGCTTGTGATGCAGTATTCCAATATGTTACTTCCCCAGATGTAATTGCTCCATAAGTATTAGTAACAGTTTGACGAACACCATTTACATAAATAATTGCTCTATCTGCTTGAGTTGCATTATCAGAGTCAAATACAAAAACAATGTGATACCAAGCTGATGGGTCACGAAATACAGCAACAGTTTCTACACTTGTATCTACCCCACTAACATAATTATAAAAAAGGATAGTGTCGTTATTCCAAAAATGTAATGTAGTCCAATTACTTGCATTATTATACCCATCAAATATACCTTGATATGATGTTAAAGAACCTCTTTTTACCCATCCACTCCAAGTCCATTTTTTTTGATTTGTTGGTGTTCCCGCAGTTCTTGATAAATAAGCAGATGCACTAGATCTAAATCTTAAAGAGTTATTTACATCATATCCACCAGTTGTGGTTATAGCATTACTATTGTTTAAAATAGCCATTAAGCCATTGCTCCACCAGTAGTGACATATACGTTTGTACCATCTGTAAAGTATGATAACAGATATGTTCCTGCTGCACTTACTGTTGTTAAGAATGTAGTGTTGACTTTAGTTGTTGCTGCTGCACTTACAGCATGACCACCTGTGTTTACTAATAATACATATCCTGATTGACCTGCTGTAATGTTAGTAAATGTAAGCGTAAATGTACCTGTAGGTGTGCATTTAAAATTGTTTGTAACAGACATATCAAAAGAACCGTCATTATCTGTAGTGACTGTGCCACGTTGAGATGCTGTAAATGTTTTAGCTGTATCTGTTTTAGCTACAAGAGAGCCAACATCTAAAGTTGGATTACCTGATACACCATCACCATTGGTGACTGAAATGACATTAGTTGTACCAGTAATTGTTCTAGCTGAAGCAGTAGATGAGCTAGTTCTAGCAATAAGACCATTAGAAGCTAATCCTGATATGGCTTGTAGTTCTGCATCATAGGCTTGCACATCTGTACCAATAGCAAGACCTAGTGAACTTCTAGCTGAAGCTGCATTAGCAGCACCTGTACCACCTGCTGTAACAGGAATAGTATCACCACTCGCACCTGACTGTAAGTCTTTTATCTGTGCCATGAGTGTTCTAATAGCATTGTTAATACCTGAAGGTGCACAACCCTCGTCAATATTAATACCTGCAATATCTGTGTTTAAGTTTGCACCAGCACTTGTAGAGTCGTACTGACTAATTTTTGTTTTTGGCATTATTTATCCTTGTCGTAACCATTCGTTATTACTTGTTGAAACTTCTGTCCATGTATTTGAACTTGGTGATGAGTCTGTCCATGTATTGCCACTAGCACTTACACTTGTCCATGTATTGTTTGCTGCTGATACATTTGTCCATGTATCTGAACTTGGTGACACATTATTCCAATTATCACCTATGACATTACCCAATGCTAATATATTTGCTAATGCGTTTATATTACCTATACCAAAATAAATAGCTTTTGCACTTGCACTTACAATAGCATTACCATTAATATATGCTTTACCACCAGTAAATGTTGTACTTGTAGCACTTACTGTAGCTAAACCAGTTATACTTGCACTTGCATTAGATAATTTACCGCCTAGTGCTGTAACAGTAGCATTACCTGTAATAGATCCTGTAGCAATAGATAGTTTACCACCTAAAGCTGATACAGTTGCTATTCCTGTAATAGAACCTGCACCAAATCTTGTTCTAGTAACAGTACTTGATACTGTGGCTGTGCCAGTTATATTTCCAGCACCTAATCTTGTCCTACTAGCAAGACTAGATACTGTTGCAGTTCCTGTAATAGCACCTGTGCTTGTTCTTGTTCTAGTAGCTACAGATGTAACTGTAGCAGTACAATTAATACTTGCAGAACTACTTGCAGATACAGAGGTAAATAGTAATAAGACTGACATCTAACCACAACCTAAACAGAGCAAATCACGTTGGTCTAATTCGTATATATATGCACCACCTGCTGCACCGTTACCACCAGCTTGGTCAGTATTGTTACCTGCACGACCACCTGAACCACCACCACCAAATGTATTACCAGCATTACCTGCTACGTTACCTGTTGTTCTACCAGCACCGCCATCACCTGCTGGAGCAGTTGCAACACCTGCTGTAGCACCTGAAGCATTACCACCACCTCCACCTCCGCCACCACCTGATACGGTTGTAGTAGATGTAGCACCATTACCACCTGCTGTGACAGTATCACCTACGCCACCTGTAGTAGAACCTAAAGCACCTGTAGATGTTGTAGTGGCTGAAGCAGCACCTGCACCACCTTTAGCGACTACTGTTGTACTAGCAAATGTAGTATCGTTACCATTGACTGTGGCTGTAGTTGAACCTGTTGCAGTTCCACCTACTACAACGGTATAGTTAGTGCCGCCTGTAAGTGATAATACAGATGAAACAGCTTGTCCGCCTGCACCACCGCCACCTGCTGCTGGGTTGCCTGTTGCACCGCCACCAGCACCACCTCCACCCCATAATCTAGCAAAACCATATACAACTGGAGCTTTGGCGGTAAACGTATTTGAGCCTGTTGTATAAACAGTAATACGCATGATTAAACCTTGCTCTTAAAGCCGATAAGTGAGATATATACTGTGGTTAATGCTGCTGATACGTCATAAGCAAATGCAGTATTAGCTGTTGTTTGTCTTAATGGTACTGGGAAGTTTGTGACAGCACCACCTTGTGCAGGGACAGGTAAAGTAAATAATACTGTACCAGCAGTTCCATCTCTGAAGTCTATAAATCCGTTAGTTGTACTAGAGTTATATACAGCGATAGTAGTAATCATATTTCTAGCAGATGCAGTAGCACCAAATACAACAGATGCTGTAGAAGCACCGTCAGTATTAGTAACACGTTCTACTAAAATATCACCATAAGATGTATATGGTTTAATCATTAATAAACCATCAATATCTGCATCAAGATTAGTTCTATCTCCATCAGCTACCATTGTTGTTGTTGATGGATTAGCTTCAGCAGATGCACCAATCTTTACTGGGTTTCCAGAATCTATTGCATCATTTGCAACATCACCTGCTACAGGTCTTGTACCTGTGCCTACGTTAGATGTTACTGTTCCTGTGACTGTAGCATTTAAGTTTGCAGCAGTAGCCTGTGCAACTGTAAATGAGCCTGTTCCAGCATTAGCTGTTACTGTACCTGATACATTAGCGTTTAAATTACTTGCTGTAGCTTGAGTGACTGTAAAGTTTCCTGTACCTGCATTAGCAGTCACAGTTCCACTTACAGGTTGTGTAGCAGGGAAATTACCTACATTTACATTTAAGTTAGATGCTGTCGCTTGAGCTACGGTGACTGAACCTGTAACACGAGTGACATCAACAGCTAAACCATTAGCAGCAGTAACACCAGCAACGTCAGAAGCTGTAGATGGGTCACCTACTACAATAACTTGTCTATGCTCATCTGTTCCAGTACCTACAGTTCTAGTATCTACTTTAGTACCAGACCCTGCGGTAATTTGAATATCTGAATCAGCCATGTTTTATCCTTATGCTAGTGTGACTGAAAGGTTACCAGTGGTAATTTTAAAAATGTCTCCACTATCAATTGCTTTAGATGTTGTTAATGGTGCATGATAAAGCAAATTACCACCAGAAGAATTATCTCTAATACCAACATAAGCTACTGTTCCCCATGAACCTGTTGCTGTTGGGAATGTAACGTCAGCAGAATTAGTAGTTACACCATTAGAAGGTGCACCAAAAGTTACAGACTGTCTAGCATATGAGCCACCAGATACTTCTGTGCCTGTGTCTGCATCTGTAGGGTCTGTCGTATATAAAGCTACATAAACTGTTGTAGGTGTTGTATATGCTGTATTTCGTAGAGTTACGTTAATTAAAGCGTTCTCTAAATAATTGCTCATTTGTGACATAATTTATCCTTAAGCTGTTGTAATAGAAAGATTACCAGTATATTCACTAGAATCGTCTGCTGCTGTTAATGAATTGACACCTCTATCATATAATGCAGCCCAAGTTTGAATTCTTTCATCATTCATTAAGTATGGTTCTGCTTCACCTAATGCTGCATATAGCAATAAATCTGGGCAGTTAGCCAAGAATACATTGGATGAATTTGTTGAACTTAAATATGTAGGTGCTGCGTAGTAAAGCATATTTAATGTATATGTTCCATCTGGAATAGGTGCAAATTGAAATTCTGATGCTAATACCGTATATTTTGTTGGAACTCCAGATTCTGTTGTTCTAGCATTAGTAAAAAAACTTGGAATACTTAAATATTCAATAGTAGATACAGGAGTAGTTTGTATATATAATCCACGCATTGCTAAAAAATCACTAGGCAATGAAACTGTTTTAACTCCACCTGTAGTTGTAGTAGTTACAACCTTAAGCATAAATCTTGTACGAAGATCACGTCTTAATCTATTCTCTGCTAATTGAATAAAGTCTGGTATTTGTGTTGTTAAGTCACTACGAGCCAAGTAGTCAGCTACTGTAGCCTTAAGATTTGTATAATTAGTAAAAGCCATTAGATTCTACCTTCTCGTGTTCTAAACACTTTATTATCTGGATTATTTAAAAATTCTTTGAAGCGTTTATTATCTAAAATATGAAAACCACGCATGACACCTTGTTTGTTAAGGTCATCAATTACTGTAAGTGGTATAGATGCTATTTTATTATCAAATAAATCATCACCCCATCGTGTATGTTTATCTTTTAAATTACGTTCAGCTAAATTTGCTTCTAAAATTCCGCTGATATCTTGTCTAGTTTCAATCACTAAACCTTCGTCTGTATCATGTACTACAGATGTTCTAAATGTTGTTGGTTTTGTCATATTAAAATGTAAATATAAAAAGAATAACAGAGGTGTAGGTATGACCCATCACCTCTGCATTCAATAATGGATAAAATTCCATTAAACTTTCTACTACTCTGCCAAGTCAGCAATAATACCGTGAGCAGCTTCGTTCTTAACTTCTAGTGTATATTCTACTAAAAGTTGAGTTACATCAGCGTCACCGACTTTTGCAATTTCGTTTGTAGCAAATGGTCGTAAGTATGCAATTGCTGCGTACTCTGGATCAAGAACAAACGCTACTTCACCGCCATCACCAGAATCTGCTGGAATGAAACGGTTAGGAACAACAGAAATACTACCAAAGTCTGATAAATAAACATCAGCAGCACCAATGATTGTTGTTGCTTTGTTAGAAGGAGCTTGGTAACGTTGTGCAGCAATACCAGCAAATGTTGAAACAACTTGCTTTTGTGTTGGTGTTACCATTAACACTTTAGGATTGCCACCGTTTGTAAAGCATGATTTTACAACTGATTTTAATTGTGATTCTTCAAAAGTACGGTCTGTACCAGAAACACGAGCAGTTGTACCACCAGAACCAGCAGTACCGTTAGTACCTAGTGATTTGTTTGTAGATAACCATGCTTGTAAGCCACCTAATGTACGAGCAGTTGTAGCGTTACCAGCTGCATTTAATTGGTTGCTTAAAAGAATGTATTCCATGTCACGTTTGATTTCAGCAGAAGCTTTAGCTAATTGGTAAGCCTTTTCAGATTTACGACCAGCTTTGTTTACTGCTTCAAGAGTACCAGCAATCTTCACAGTTTTTTGTGAGATTTGTGTACGGTTACCAAGACGTGTTGTTGGTGAT